AAACTCTTGAAGAGTGGATTGACGAACTCGACCGTGACAGCGGCGAAGAATTTAGGTGGGAAATAGACGACCTGCACCACAGATCTTATGCGTTAGAAGAAGCAATCCGTTCTCGTCCTTGGGGTGACGACTTTTTAAGAGATTTCTTTGGTTGGTAGACAATGGTTATATATGGCTGTTCCTGTGAGGGGGAAGAGTGCATATGCCACTTCTACCATTACGACTGCGCCTGTGATAACTGCCCAGATTGCGCTGACGACTGTTTTTGTTTTGAGTATGCTGAATCGATTGAGGAATGTATGGACCCTGTAAGCCTTGCAGACATAATTGAAAATAATCCTGAAATGCTTGGCGACAGGCCTCCCATCGACCCATTCGCAGATGACGAAGTACTTGAATGCGGAATAGAAAACCCAGAGATTTGTGATACCTGTCAATAAGGGGATTAAATGCCATCAGGCAAAGCGATAACTATAGAACTATGGGCTGATTACCAAGCATTACGGCGCCAAGGCATCTCAATGTATGAGGCGTCTAAGAAATGTAATATTTCTTATCACGCTTGTCGTGATGCAGAAAGTGATAAAGCTCCAAGAAACTATATTGCTGCACAAGAAGCACTTGGGAAATCTATCCAACCACAAGTTCCCCAGTATGAAGGGCTGCCTGACGAAGCCCAAGCAGCATACGACAACATAGAAATTTTTGCTAAACGCTATTTCGGGATCATTTTGCAGCCTTGGCAGATAGAGGCTACCGAAAGAATCATGGCGTTAATGGAAACAGAGTACGAAGAGTACTGTGTAATTAATGCGCCTCCGGGTACAGGAAAATCGACTTTCTTTGCTAAAGTATTACCCGCATGGGCAACCGTGCGTAACCGAGCTATCCGTGGGATGATCGGTTCTTCGACACAACGTCTAGCAGAATGGTATTGCCGCAGGTTGCGTGCCGAATTAGATCGAGCGCATCCAGTAAAAGCTGAGTTAAACGATGTTCGACTCAACTTGGCGATAGACGCTGAAGCGACGTTGCAAGAAGACTTCGGCATGTTTAAGCCAGATTCGTCAGAGATCTGGCGGGCCGAAGCATTCACAGTGTTACAAAAGGATGACACTCCTCTTTCGCAGAAAGAACCTACGTGGTCAGCGTTCGGAATGGACTCTGGATTCCTCGGGGGTCGTTTCGATCTGGTCATATGGGACGACGTTTACGATCCCCGCAAGATGCGGTCGGCAGAAGCCCGTGAAGACATGCGTCGCTGGTGGGACGAAGTAGCAGAAACCCGTCTTGAACCGGGTGGGTTACTTGTTTTGCAGGGACAACGTATGTCTGCGGACGATATTTATCGTTATGCATTAGATAAAGTAGCGCCGCCAGATGAAATGGAACTAGAAGAAGATGAATTTGAAACAGAAGATGCGCCTGAAGAATGGCGTAAATACCATCACCTTAAATATCAAGCGCATCACGAAGAACTTTGTCAAGGCGATCACAAACCTGACGCCGCACCTTGGCCCGAAGGGTGCCTACTTTACCCTCGAAGACTCCCGTGGCGACGCCTCCGACACGTCAAAGCACAAACCCCAGACAGATTCGAAGTCCTCTACCAGCAATCAGACGTAAACCCATCAAACGTATTAGTAGATCCTTTGTGGGTCAGCGGGGGCGAAGGCACAGACGGCGTTTTCCATCCCGGCTGTTGGGACGAAAACAGAGATTTGTGGGAGTTACCAGAAAACATTTCTAGTGAATTGCACGTTATGGCAAGCGCCGACCCTTCTCCATCCCAATTCTGGGCATTGCAATGTTGGGCTTACGCTCCAGAGACAGAGTTCAGGTATCTGTTAGAGTCTTATCGACGTAAAATGGATGCCCCGTCATTCTTAGATTGGAGCCATGAACGCCAATCATTCTCTGGTGTTGCCGAAGACTGGTGGCAAATTAGCAACAATCTAGGACATCCAATTACACATTGGATCATAGAAGCTAATGCCGCACAAAAATTTATTCTCCAGTACGACCATTTCCGCCGTTGGGCGGCGTTACGCAACGTTCAGTTGGTGCCGCATTATACGCACTCTAAAAATAAGGGCGATCCCAAGTACGGAGTGCAAATGCTCGCTCCGTTATGGCGTGTTGGCCGAGTGCGTTTGCCGGGTAAACAGAACACAGAAGCACGACCACATTCAATGCTTTTAGTGAACGAAGTAACACGATGGAATCCTGAAGGAACAGGTGCCCGTACAGATGACTGTGTTATGGCACAATGGTTCTTAGAACATAATTTAGAAAAACTTTATATACCGACTATGATTAACAATCGTCAGTGGCGTCCTTCTTGGATGGCCGGTGACGACGAACCAGCTTTGAGGTAACTGTGAAAACAGTTGACGAAATCGTTTCAATATACTCTGCCCGTTCGCAAGCAGCGGATGGCGCAAAACAACGGATGAGAGTACTCCGAGATTATTATAACGGAGATGTTATCGTCCCGCTACCTGAACTTGACTCTGATGAACAATCAGCAGTAGCTAATCTTTTAGCACAAGGTTTAGACCAGACAGCGATGCGAATAGCATCTACAAGCCCAGACATTTTTTGTCCCCCGGTAGATAATAAAACTAAACGAGCAAAAGACAATTCACGTATCCGTCGGCAAGCTCTTTTCGGCTGGTGGGAAAACTCCCGCATGGATTTGCAGCTTGCAAAACGAGCACGCCAGCTAATCGGGTATTCAACAACCTGCACACAGTTACGCTTCAACCCACAAAAAGGTTGCCCTGAATGGCATCTTCGTGATCCGTTGACTACTTACCCAGCAAAAATGCTAGGTGTAGACGATATGCGTCCACGAGATGTTGTTTTCGGCTATGAACGAAGCTTGGGCTGGATAAAACAAATGTATCCAGAAGCAGGTCGAATTTTTCAAGGTGACGCAGTTAGCGAAGATCACCCAATAGAACTCATCGAGTATCTTGACGCTGAAGAGCAAGTTCTCATAGGTAGGCGAGGACCAATCAAGAGCGGTTCATTTATCCCTTCATCTAACGAACAAGAAAATATCCAAGTAGAGTTAGAACGAATCCCTAATCTTTTAGGAGAAACACCTTTAGTTTGTGCTAGCAGAATTGCTTTAGACACGGCACAAGGCCAGTTTGATGGCATTTTAGGGATGTACCAAATGCAGGCACGGCTTATGGCTTTGGAAGTCATCGCCGTGCAAAAAGGCGTTTTCCCTGACACTTGGCTAGTAGGCCGAGCAGGTGAAACCCCGCAGATCGTTAATCCTGCTGATGGTTTAACTGGCGAAGTCGGGGTAATCCGGGGTGGCGACTTAAAGGACATGTCGTTGCAACCGGGCTATATGACTAACCCAGCTATTGATAGGCTCGAACGGGCACAAAGATTAACGGCTGGCATCCCCCAAGAGTTTGGTGGCGAATCAACTTCAAACATTAGGACAGGCCGTCGAGGAGACTCCGTGCTTTCCGCAGTTGTTGATTTCCCTGTGCAAGAAGCACAGAAAATAATGGCTCGCTGTTTGCAAGAAGAAAATAAGTTAGCTGTTAAAATGTCTAAAGCATATGCGGGTCGTCGCCCAACCTCGTTCTATGTAGCAACTAAAAATGCTAAAGGACGAGTTGACTATGTGCCAAACGAAAACTTTGATAGCACCGATAACGTCGTCAGCTATTCGCAAGCTGGTGCAGATATAAACAACTTGATCGTCGGTGGCGGGCAACGAGTCGGCATGGGCACGATGTCTAAACAATCGTTTATGTCTATCGACCCGTTAGTTGATGATCCAGAGTTTGAGCATGATGCAGTGATAGCCGAACAGCTTGAAACAGCCCTGTTGTCGTCATTGCAGCAACAAGCAGCAGAAGGAATTATTCCTCCCGCTGATTTGGCACGGATTATGGATCTTGTGAGAAGTGACAAACTCGAATTAGCTGAAGCTGTAGAAAAGGTACAGAAAGAAGCGCAAGAACGTCAAGCGCAAGAAGTCCCGATGAACGCTCCAGAAGCGCAACCGGGATTAGCGTTGCCGGGGATGGGGGCAGAAGCAATGCCTATGGAACCAGAAATGGGTGATCCTGCTGAAGCAGCTTCACTAGAACAGCTTATCGGGGCGCTTTAATGGTCAGAGCTAGGAAACAACCCGCGAGAGCAGCAACCGGACAAGAGTACGGAGCGGCTAAAGAACAAATGGACGCACAGCGGGAAGTTCCTTTGCCGCAAGAAGTCCAGATGATGCCACGCCCCGGAGCAGTAAATCCGGCTGATACGCCAGATCCTTTTGGCCCGACAGCTAGACCAAACGAATCGATTTCGGCAGCCCCGATGCCCGTAGGTGGCAATGCCCCATCAACAGGCCATACTGCTCAACGAGCACAAAAACTTGGTGTAGTTATCCCAAGTCTTTTGGCGACTATGGGGTCGTCTGATTTTACTACCGCAGCGACACGCAAAATTTTGCGTCAATACGAGGCGTCCCTTCCACCATCAACGGATGAATAATGAGCATTCAAGAGCGTTTTGGCAATATCGCTAATGCCGCATGGCAAGGCACAGATTCTGCTTTTGAGTTTTTAACAGATATCCTGCAAGAGTTCACTGGCACACAAGATGAATACGAAGGTGTAGCTGGAACGATCTGGGGGTCATGGAACGATAATGTTCTCGGAGAAGGTGGGGTATTACAAAGCGCTATAGGACCAGAAGGTGTTGGCGGAGAAATAGTTGATGCGATGCCTGATCCTGTTAAGGATGTAGGCCGCCCTATATTTAATGCCACATTTGACACTATCGACGCTGTTTATGAAATGGGCATTGACCGTCCGATGGCTGTCCTCTTTACGTTGGCTAACGCAGGCGTTATGGATGGGACAATCACGAACTATCTTGATCCTCGTGTTTGGCAACAAGCAGCAGAAATAGGGCGCTTTGGCGATGCATTAGAATTAGGTCAGTTCTATGGGGAAGACAAAGTAGGTGGGGAACGAAGCGCTGGCCAAGCTTTAGCGTTAATGATAAACCGCACAAACATACTTGACCCGACAGAAGTTGAACGTGTCGAAGGAACCACTTTCTACCAAATGAGTTCAGGCATCGTTGATGCTGCAATGCAATGGTATTTAGACCCGTCAAATATTGCTGGCAAAATATACAAAGGAAAAAAGCTTAAAAGAGATGAGTTGTTACGCCAACAAGTATCTTCTGGCAACTATGAAGCTGTTTTAGAAACAAACGGGTACAGAAACTTTAAAGGAGCTTTAAAAAACATTGTTGAAGATTCAGGGATAGATTTTTCGGACACGTTCAGAAAAGGCAACGGATTCGTTTTTGGCGATGAAGTAAAGATCGGAGAACTTGCAACAAAAATCTTGGGGGCTGCAAAAGAAGGAAAGTTTGGGCGCCCATTCCGCAACATGACATGGGACGAAGCCCAGACTTATGCTTCTCTTTCCGGTGGCCTTGACGTTGGCCGCATGGACCAAGCATTTGATTACATGATTCGTATTCAGTTAGGTGATGCTAAAGCTATCGGAGAGATGGAAGAAGCGGCAAGGTCGTGGGTCACTGGATTACTGAATTCAGATGTATACGACGAGCTTATGGCAGTTCAAGATGAACTCGGTTGGCTCGATGAAATGGAACGAAAAGGTTGGGAAGTCAACCAGATAGACGAAAACGTTGAGGCACTCCCTGAACAGTTTAAACGGTTAGCTAAGAATCTAGAACTGTCACCGGAACAGATTTTTGAACGTCGCCAAGAAATAATAGCGAATCTCCAGACAAGACAAATCGAGTTAGAGGCTTCTCTTTTCACTGATGCTTACGGGCATATGCCATTTGCGGCTGCTTTGATCGCAAAACAAGAACGTTTAAGAACGCTTGCTAGAAACGTGTCTAACTCAATTAATGGTATAGAAGCGCATAAAGGTCTTAACTGGTTTGACGAGGCTATGAACGATAGCCCTGATCTTGTGACAGCAGCGGCTGACCAGATCTTAATGAACCATAACGTGAATCTTTTAGAACCGTTGCCGATGATCGGGGACTTAGCTAAAAACGGTATCGCTGCCAAAACATTCATAATGAACTCACCTATAGGCCAAGGAGTTCTAGCCAATCCGGCAGTTCGACTGATTACAGAAAAGATCCCTCATCAGTTGATGAACTGGGATGATCCAGCGCAGCAATTCACGACTTTTGAGCGGATGCTGCGAGATGCGGGGAATGTTGTCTTTGAAGGGAAAACTCTTTTAGATGAAGCTGGCTTAAACTCTGATGCAGTTTTGGGTGAGTTTATGCAAATAAGATCCCAAAAAGCCAGACGGGAGTTTTTTGAAGAAAGAGTAACGCAACTAAATTATGCTTTACCAAAACTTTTCAACAAAACCCTTGACCAACATAGCTTAGATAATTTGGCTCAAACATTGCAACGCCAATATGGGCAAGCACAAGATGTTTTACATACGCACGCAAAAGCTACGAAAGCATATGGAAACCTTGATTACAGTCGTTTAGATTACGCTACTGACGGCGAAATCATGGCCCGGTATATTCCGATGACTCCGGCACAGCTTAAAGAGTCGAGCCTTGTCCCTCGCTATGACCTTTATCAACAGGCTTTTGGCGACAACATGTCCCCTCTCAGTCGCAAGGTTCGCGGGACTATCGAACAAACCTTAAACGGCTTTACTGCGATTTGGAAAAAAGCGGTCTTGCTCCGACCGGCATGGCCTATGCGTGTCCTTATCGATGAAGTTGCCCGTAACGCTGCAACTATCGGGGCGAGCGCCACTATTTCTGGTTTTGCTAGCGGTTTCAACGATCTTCGTGTGGCATGGTTCCGCAAAAGCGGCATCGATTTAGGCCAGCCCATGATGGAAGAACTGATTTTTACGCTCACCCAAGCAAAATATAGAGCTAAAAAAATGTCTCGGAAAGGCCAAGTATTTGACGAAAATTCGGTAATTGGTAAACGTTGGGATGAGTGGACAGCAGAAGAAAAATGGGAACTAACCCAAAACGATTATGTCGAATTACTCGAAAGCTACAATGAAGCAGAACGTATCGGTTTAGTAGAACCAATAACAGATCTAACTGAACGAGTTATTTCGAAAGAGTATGGGCTACAAAGAATTAAAAAACGTACAGCCATGACTACAGGCCTTGGTCTGTTTTTAGCTGGACCCGCTGGAGCGGCTATAGGCGGCCTTTATTCTCTTTATGGCAAAAACACAATGCGACGTGTCGCACGAAGCGAAGTTTTGACTAACCAAATGTTCGCTCTTCGTGAATCTGCACGGGCTGATTTCGCAAGTATGAAAGCCCGTTATCGTGACCAGATTGCCGAGTTGGACTCTAACGATCTAGAAACTGCCAAAAAACTGACTAAAGAAATAGAGGACTTAGACACTGCTGTTCGGATACTCGAAACAGGCGCAGAAGCTATAAGCGAACACGACAAATGGCTTCTCGACAATCTTAAAAGCGAAGATAAAAAACTTTATGACAATTTCTCTAAGGTCGGAGATTTAGCTTCACAAGGGAATTACCAAAATGTTTGGCTTGGCGGATATCAAACAGAAAATGCTTTTGGAAACAATCCCACTGAAATAGCTATTTATAAAAACGCTATTTCATCTGACAACTCTAACCGTCAAATGTGGGAAGGTGTATCGGCAGCGGCTAGGCGTACCACACGCCAAAGAGATCGCACACAATTCGACATCAAGAATCCTAAGCAAACAGATTCTTTCGCAAGCGCATACAACGACACGTTAAACCGGCAATGGATTCCGATAGGCGGCAGAGAAACTCCGTTCCAAACATTTATGGGCATGTTTTGGGAAGGCGCTTCAGACGAAACAATTTTAAAGTTTCTACAAAATGAAGGACAAATGGTTAGAGAGGCTTTTCCAGAGTTCTTTAACCAAGATCCATTAGCTTTGATAGCAGACCTTAGGGCAGAAACTAACGCTTTTATTCCTGATCTTCCACAGTTCGCACCCGTGAGACAAAACGCTGCAAATGGAATAGAGATCGAGTGGAACCGAGATATACAACCATTAATCGACCGTCACTTTAACGGCGATATCGACAAAGTTAGAAAAGCTGCCGGGACCGATGACTTCGGCAAAATCGTAGGTGACTCTTCGTTACAAGACGCTGCACAAGTGAAGAATCTGCAAATGCGTGTAGGAACTTGGATTGATGAAGCTTTTGAGAACATCGGCACTATGACGACGGACTCTTTGACAAGAAGCCCGTTGTTTCGTTCGTTGTATGACAAAGAAATGGCGAGACAACTAGGTTCTCTTAAAGGTCCAGACGGTGATGTGTTTACCCTCACGGGTAATGACATTAGAATCATAGAAGAGCGGGCACGAAGCAAAGCGATAAAGGCCAGCAAAGATCTTTTATACGATTTGGCGGAACGAACACGCTTTGAAGAAGTCGTGGCCAACTTGATGCCATTCGTAGGTGCATGGCAAGAAGTTTTAACAAACTGGACAGGGATAGCTATAGACAATCCAGACTTGGTAGGAAGGGTCGTCCGAAACTGGCGTTTGTTAGATGCTGAAGATGAGAACGGCAACCCTCTTGCTGTTTTCAGGATGCCAAATATTTTTGACAAAGACATTCCTTGGGGCGGAGGAAATGTACTCCCGTTTTCTGGCGGGAAATGGTTTGGCAAAGCAAGCATATTAGCTGACACAGCAGTCAAATTTAATCTCAAATCGATCTCGATGATCGGTGGAACACCCGGTGTAGGCCCACTTGTCTCCTTCCCAATCTCAGAAATCGTTATAGAAAACCCTTCCTTTGAATCCGCAGTCGGATGGATACTTCCGTATGGTGTAAACGAAGGTCAAAACGCTTTCACACGGTGGCTAGATTCAGCCGCTCCTGTTTGGGCAAAAGCAATGGCTGGTGCTACAGGTCTATCAACACCGGAACGGGCACAAACATTAGCCCGTATAACGGCTGACTTAGCTTATGAATACGAATCTAACGGCGACATAATCTCGACAGAAGCTGATTGGAAAGTATTCGAAGATGAGGTATACCGCAGAACAAGCAAAGTCCTCCAAATCCGTGCATTTGGGGCAACATCTATGCCTATGTCTTTCCGTATGCAGTCACCACACTGGCGGATGATCGATAAATACTACGAAATATCTAAAGAGAGTGGGATAGAAGCAGCAGATACGTGGCTTTTACACAACCATTCTGACCTTTGGGCCATAACAGGTAGGCAGACAGCAGCTAGAGGTGTCGCTTCGGGAACATTGCAAGGCGATAAAGCTTATGATGAGCACCAAAAGTTTGCTGATTCGTTCCCAGAACTTAGAGATCTCATTATTGGCCGTGTCGGACCGTTAGATGTCAAGTTCGAGTACAGCAGAGCCGTCAAAATAGGCGAAATGCAAGATGGCAGGCGTGTTGATTTAACCCCAAGAGAGATATATGAGGGTGCGTCAACTACTAAAGGCTGGAAAACATGGCGGGGTGTCATGGATTTCGTCAATGAGCAGCTAGAAGCTTCAGTAGCTATGGGGCAATCTGGTGATTTGCAAGCTCATCCTAAGCTTCTCGATTTGGTTAATTCTACAGCCGTAGTTATGGGGCGTTCTAACCCAACATGGTATGAAGAAAAACTCGAAACACAAAGTCCTTTAGGCCAAGCCAGAATTATTCAAGGATTGCGAGAATTTCTGCTAGATCCAACGTTCAATTATCATCCGGCATGGGCGTTGATTGAAAGATGGGTAGATAATCACGACGATACGTCTTTGATAATGCAGCAACGCTATGAATCGACTGGCAACAGAGACTTTCTGCGGTTGGGCTTCCAAGGCAACGCTGATTTAGCAGCCGATTTTCATACTGTAAATCTCGATTTAGCATTACGCCCAGATCTAGCTGAAATACATACACGGTACCTTTCTTCCATAGACACAGTTAAACAAAGTAACTTTGCTTGGAACTTTCCTACTACTAACAAGGCATTAGCAGCATGAGCGACGAACTAGAAGACTTAGGTTCAGCGGAACAACGCAAGAACCAAGCAGAAAATATGTATATGAGCCTTGCGGATCAGCTTTTGCTGCAAGGACTTGTTACCGATAACGACATAATAATGTATGCACCTAATTACGAAGAAGGGTTGCCCGAAAAGACTGGTGATCGTCCCGGTGAAAACATCGGAGCGCAAGATTATCTTCTTCCGCTTGTTGCGAGCTTTCTTGGGATGGGTGCGATAGCCGCAGGTCCGACTGTTCTCGCTAAACTTGGCGGCATTCCTGCTTTGCAAGCAGCAGGAAGAATAACGGGTCTTTCAAAAACCGCTTTCCCTTTTACTTCCTCTTTAAAAGCAGGGGCAACCTCAACTAGGAATTTAGGTTGGGTCGGAAACCCGTGGATAACAGTTCCAGCAACAAAATTGGGGTGGGCTGCCAAAAAAACTTATGGTGTCGGTGTCTTAGGAGGAGCTTACGCTGCGGCTTCACAACTGTGGGGTGGCATATTCGGTGGCACAGATAAAAGCCCAGAAGAACTAAAAGTCGAAGCAGAAAAACAGTTAGAAGAAGATTTAGCTGGCGCTACGACTATAGGCCCAACTGCCGAAATCCCGGGAATGGGAGAAGGCGACGGCGGATTCGGATTAGCAGATTATTCGCTGTTAGCTGAACAAGCAGGCCTAAACCAAAGCAACTTCAGAACTCAAATGCCCGGGTTCTACGGGGGAATCACTTTAACTGACAAAGGAATGTTCGCTTCTTCGGAAGCTTCGGATGTGGCAGGCGCAGCTATTCTCGAAGGGTTAGGCGATAAAGCAGAGCTAGAACAATATCTTGTGCCGCCTTTAGCGAGTTCGGCAGGTCGAACTCTTGGGGCTATGACTGTCCGCTGGTATGACGTTTATGCGCCTATTTCTGAACAAGCTGTGCAAGCAGGTTTGGGTTCTGTAACTCAACAAGGAGTCGGTGGCCCCCAAGGCGAATTTTATTCTGAAAGCAAGATCGGTGATGAACAAATTATTGGCCGTTCTATGCTTGCGCCGGGTGAAGAGATGCCGGAAGCTCCGATGGGTCGTCGTTATGAGGAACGTGAAGCCGAAGTGGCTTACGGTATCGATGACGCTTTGGCCTATTACGATGGGTTAGAAGAAGAAGAGAAACGTGAGTTCGCTACTGGGCTTTTGGCTTTGGGTTATATGGGGACTGGGCGCAGCAATGATGTAGGTACAGTTGATTGGTTATTGAATCCTGATTCGGCTTTGCAACGTGATGCTGTAGAGACTGCTTTGATAGGAGTCGCCAATGTGCAAAACGCAAAAATGGAAGCTGTCTACGGTAAAGGAAGAGATGCCACAAGTATCTCTGACACAGACCCATTGAAGAACAGGTATCTCCCGATGCTCGATATGGAAGGCGGGCTGTTCGATAATCCTAAAGTTGATGTAGATTTTTCGGAGTTCGTTAAAGAGGCGCAGCAGAAAGCTGGGTATCTGAGAACTGTGGATACTCGGTATGTGGCTAAGGCTACTAACGACTGGGCTTTCCGTGTTTATGGTCGTTCAGCTACCCCGGATGAACAGTCTGCTGCTTTAAATGCTGCAAGTGCGTTAGCAGAAAGTTTGCCTGTAGGGCCTAACGCTGCGGGTCGGTTGAGTGACGCTTCTTTGGCAGTTGGCGCTGTAGGTCAGTTAGATATAAACGAAGCTGAAGCTGGCCAGAATAACGCTGCTTTAATCAATAATATTATTGGTAACTACATCCAACGTAATTCCAGAGGACTTGTGACATGAACAATATGTCTTATACCAAACGTGTTGACTGGGCTATAGACCTTTTGAACTTGTTGCGTAGAGATGCTAAAGGCAGCGCTAAAGATTACCCACCAACTCCGGGGAATATATCTTTTATTTTGCATTGGATGGGTCGAGAAAATACTAAAGCTAAAAATAATCCATTAGCTACTACATGGAATATGGGTAACTCGGATTCGTTTAACGATCACAATGTTCGGAATTACCGTAATAGGCAAGAAGGTTTAGAAGCAACTGTTCGCACGCTTACTAAAACAAATCCAGAAATAGCGAGGTATGACAATCTTCGTGTTTTATTGCGGCAAGGGACAACACCAGATCAGGTTGCGAATAATGCTGGGGCAAGGAAAGAGCTTGGTGCTTGGGGTACTTGGGCTAAAAGTCCGGGGAGTTGGGGATCAGCTAACACTAATCGGATCAACTCGGTTATCGAATCTGATTTAGAAAATGCGGTAATTATAGGGAATGAAGGGCCGCCGATTGTCGAAGATGTGCCTAATGACCGGCGTTTGCCGGGGGATATGGCTGACCGGGAAGTTGATTTAGGGCCAGACGATCTACAGTTACTTTCTAATAGAGAATCGATTGACGCTACTGGTAATTATTCTCCTAATGACCCCAGAAGGGGCACAGAACCAACTGATCCAAATGAAGATGGCAGAACAGAGCGGCCTGCTCCAGAAAGTACAGAGCCGACAGATCCGAGTATCTGGTCTGAGATAGAAACACCTAGCCCTAATACTTCAGTAGACGAAGGCGATATTTCCGGCGGTAATTATGCTGACGCTTTTTATGGGTTTTTAAAAGGTGACCCACGGGGGAATATAGTTATCGGCGGCATTCCCTACAACATTATTGATTATTTAGACGATCAAGTAAAGCGGTGGGATGCTGAAGAGGGGATGACTTCCCAAGAAAAAGCTTCTAGAATTAGCCAGTTCATCACTAAGTGGATGCCCACTACTGAGTGGTGGAAAAATACTGCTCCGCAAATGCGTGATGCTAGTCAAACTTGGTATCAGCAAGGTTTAGGCGAAGAATGGGGGACCCTTACTCCGGCTCGTCGAGCATTAATAGAAGACAAACGACGTGAGATAGAAGGGTATGTACAAAACGCTGGAGCAACTTATACCCCTGCACAACTAGATAGTGTCGCAATAACCGCTTATCTCTTTAATTTTGATGAAGAGGAAACCCGGCGTTATCTAAGCGGTCAAACAGTCTACGGTCAAACTTATGCAGATGTCCTCACAGGTGGGGAAGCAGCAGCAGGTAGTGAAATACGCGAAATCCTGCAAGATATCCGCTCCATAGGGAATCAGTATTTAATCAAGTTGCCCGAGACAGGTGAAAAAGAACTAGCTCGCAGAATATTCACAGGTGATCTACCTAAAGAAAACTTGCGGACAATTATGCAAGAAAAAGCCCGCATGTTATATGGCGATAAAATGTCTGACTATTTTGATGCAGGAGGCACTACTGAAGAGTTCCTTGGGACATATGAACCAGTAGTGGCAAAGCTTTTAGGGCGCAAAGCGCAATGGAATGGAACTGATTATTCGTTAGGCCAAGCTATTTTGAGCGGGGATCGTACTGCTTTACGTCCGTGGGCTGAACAGCAAACTGAATTAGCTGGAACTGAAGTCGCTAATCCTGCCTTGCAGCGGCCTTTTACCGTTCGTGAGGCTGAGTTAGCTGTGCGGATGTCTCCCGAATTTGATTCGTCAGGGTTTGCTATAGCTGAAATGTCTAATATCTTAAATACTGTAGGTGCTGGGATGGGAGCAATCTAATGGCACAAGAAATGCTTCGCCGTGGCAGCAATAACGATACTGTCACACAACTGCAACAAATACTTTTCCCGCGATCTCCTGAAGAATGGGATGGCTCGTTTGGGCCAAAGACAGAATCAGCGCTTAAAGGTTTTCAACAGGCACATGGCTTATCGCCTGACGGTATCGTAGGCCCATTAACAGCGGCTGTTATCAACGCAATAGGTCCGCAACTTATTGATCCAGAAGGCTTAGGTGTCCAGAATCCTCCTGTTGATGCTTGGGGAATGGCGGACGCTGGTTCTTTGGGTGTCGATTACCCAGAACAGGAGCCTTTCTTTTCTTTGCCTGATGCTGTAACGGGTGGCACGCCGGGGGGAGATGACGATGATGACGACGACGATGGGGGCGACGACGATGACGACGGTGACAGCGTAGTTGTGGATATCCCGACAGGGGGTGGCGAAACACCTGAAGAAATCTTCGACCAAGAAATCGGCAAAATCTTTGTCGGTGATTTACCGCCGGGAACAGGTGATATCAACGCTGAATTTGCATATGACCCACAAGACTATGATCCGTTAAGCCCTACTAGCGATGCGTTTGTAGTCAATGCGGATACTTTGACAGCTTCTGGGATGATGTCAGAATACCTAGACTTCTTTGGATTAGGTCCAGACAGTGACACTGACTTGTCTTCTTTTGTGACAAGCATGGTTCAACAAGGTATGCCAGTACCTGCAATTCTATCGCAACTGCGTATGACCCCTGAATATGGAGTTCGTTTTCCAGCCCAACAAGCTCGTAGAGCAAAAGGTCTAGCTCCTCTTTCTGAATCTGAATATATTAATCTTGAAACCGGATACCGGCAGTTAGCCAGCCAATCTGGTATTGATCCTGATTTCGTAGATGCTAACGACATAACCCGTTTGCTTAGTAACGACGTGTCTTTAAACGAATGGCAATCTCGGATATCTTTGGCGGAAGAGGCAGCAAACTCCGCTGATCCAGAAACTATCGCCACTATTAAAGAGATGTACCAGTTTGAAGACGGAGATATTACTGCTCTTTATCTTGAAAGTGACAAAATTAAAGACATTGTAGATGCTCGTAGGAAACTGACTGGCGCTGGGCTAGCGACTCGTGCAGATGCGATACTCGGTACAACTACAGCTAGAAACGTTAAAGCAGACCTTGGGAGTCTATTGCAACGTGCAAATGTCCAAGAACGAGAGCTTGCAAGCGCATTGACACCAATAGCAGGTTTGTCTACGCAGTTACTGAACGAAGATGTTATGAGTGGAGGAACCCTTACAAGGGGTGCTTTCAACCTAGATCCTGCTAGTGCTGCTGCTTTGGAAAGGCGTCGGCAAAGCAGATTGACACCTTTGAGTGGTTCTTCTGGCACTCTTTCCAGCCAAGGTGGAGCAACCGGATTAGGGTCTGCAACTTAATACTTGCTTTATCTAGCAAATCGAACTATAAATAGTATTGTTATTCGGCCCTTAAATGGTGCGCCGTGTGACATCCCTCCATCCGAGGTACCACCGCCGAGGATGTGTAACGATAGGTGAGTGACATATGACAGATTCCGACTCCACACTAGGTGAAGAAGGTGCTGCCAGTTCAACTGAATCAAAGCCCAATTTCCGGCGTGAGCTAGAAGCTAGGACGAGAGAAGCAGAGCAACGCAATGTGGAACTCGAACAGCGTTTAGCGAACTATGAGCGACGTGACGTGTTTCGTTCGGCAGGATTAGATCCTGAAGACAAACGTGTCGGGTATTTCGTCAAGGCTTATGAAGGTGAACTCGATGTAGAAGCTATCCGTCAGGAAGCGTCTGCGGCAGGGTTTATGGACCATATGGAGCCAACACCTGAACGAAGAACCATGATGGATGATGCTTGGGAAGGCGAGCAGCGTATTATGTCTGCTGGTGAAGGCGGAGATCCAGTGTCACAAGCTGATCTTGAAGCTCGGATTAAAGCAACGAAAGATCCACAAGAATTGCGTGCTTTAATGGAGGGTGAAGGTTATTTGTGGGGCGCAACAACCTGATTTAAATATGTGGAGTCCTCACCCATAAGGACTTAACAATGGCCTATACAGGCACCGGCGATGTATCCTCAGATACAACGGCGTTTCAACAGTTAGCATATTTTGCGCTACGTTCACAACCACTTTTCGAGATGGTTGCTGATGTGCGCTCGACTGCCCAAAGCCATAATGGTGCGGCAGTACAGTTCAACATTTATGCAGACCTTTCACAAGCAACTTCTGCTCTGACAGAAGCTTCAGATGTTACGGCTGTAGCGCTTTCAGATAGCACCGTTACAGTAACTCTTGCAGAGTACGGTAATGCTGTAATCACGACAGCAAAGCTCCGTGGCACATCGTTCTTGAACGTTGACGCTGACGCTGCAAACATTATCGGTTACAACATGGCTGACTCGCTCGACAAGATCGTGTCGGACGTAGCCAATGGTGGAACCAACGTAATTTATGGTGGCGCACGTACTTCTCGTGGCACCCTGCAATCTGGCGATGAGATAACAGCGGCCAAGGGACGTGAAGCAGTATCTAAACTGCGTAAAGCAAGCGCCCCCGGCTTTGAAAACGGCAACTACATCGGCATTATCCACCCTGATGTGTCTTACGACCTTCGTGGCGATACTGCGGTAACTGACGTTATCAACTACCAGTTGTACCAAGAAGGTGCTCCTATCAAGGCAGGTTCAATCGGAACATTCAATGGTATTACCTACATTGAAAACCCCCGAGCAGGACTTATCGCCGATGGTGGACACTCGACTAACGACGTATACCAGACCCTGATTTGTGGTCGTCAAGCTCTTGCAAAGGCTTTCAGCCGTGCACCGGGCTTTGGCGAAGACCCCGGAGTAGTTGTTGGTCCTGTGACTGACACACTCCGTCGGTTCCACCCAGTCGGCTGGTACCACCTAGTTGGATATGGTCGTTTCCGTGAAGCTGCGCTTCAAAGAATCGAAACCATTTCCTCAATCGGAGCTAACACCTGATAGGTAGCTCTTAGAGGTTTGGAGGGGTCGGGTTTTCCCCCTTTCCCCGGCCCCTCCATTTTCCTCTGCTATGATTTAGTCATGCCTGTTGTCAATGGAAAGAAGTATGCTTATACCGCTAAAGGTAAAAAAGCTGCTTCTGCCGCAAGGAAGAAAAAAAAGAATGCAAAAACCAAACGGTGATGTGATAATTAGGCCCAAGCCAATTACAGGAACGAGTAGCACAAATGGCTAGTTCTCTTTTCGCCGCCACATTTAAAACTATGATGGATGCTTCTGGTACTAGACCAGACTTTGACAGCGACACCTTTCATTGTGCGCTTGTGACATCTGCATGGACTCCACAGTTCGATACTGACGCCACTTATGCTGATATAAGCAATGAGTTGCCCGGAACTGGCAACTACACCCAAGGTGGCAAGGTATTATCAAATCTTTCTCTTACGCAAACTAGTGATGGTTCAGCCATCATTACGTGGGATGCGGATGATGTTTCGTGGACTAACTCTACGTTGAGTAACGTTGCGGCAGCAGTTATCTACGATAAGACACTTAATGATGCATCAGCTTCCAATAAATCGCTGATCGCATATATAGATTTTGGGGGAAATTTCAGTACAACTTCCGGTACTTTCCAAATCCAATGGAATGCTTCCGGTATTTTCACCCTCGATCTAAAGCCGTAGGAGATATAAATGCCAACAGCTAATTACCCCACCTCCCTAGATACCACCTCAACGCAGGTAACTCCGGGGTCAACTACTGACTTGGATGCGTCAGGTTACGAGCACGATCAGGTGCATGGCGCTGCTTCTACTGCTTTAATCGCTTTAGAAACTAAACTAGGTATTAGTGCTTCGCCTGCTGCTTCGGCATCAACGAATGCTGTGCTTACACACACGGGTACTGGGACTACGGCGTGGTCTACTACGTTGACAGGCCCAACGATTGCTGGTGCAACTCTTTCCGGCGCTGTTGTTGGCGCAGATCAGATTATGTCAGCGGTTACGCATAAGGATTATGCGGAAACGTGCGCTGAGAACGCTACTGTTACAGGCACAGTTGGTATCGATTTGAATAACGGAAATGTTCATTCAGTTACATTGACTGGTAATGCGACCTTAACTTTTGATAATCCGGTAGCGACTGGTGATTCAAGCTCGTTTACTTTGATAGTTAAACAAGACGGTACTGGTTCACGCACGATTACGTGGCCGGGTTCAGTGGCTTGGGCTGCTGCGACTGCTCCGACTTTGACGACTACTGCTAACAAGTTTGATGTTCTAGCGTTTACTACTGTTGATGGTGGCACTCGTTGGTTTGGGTTTGTAGCTGGTCAAGATTTCGCATAAGGATTACTGATGCCTTTAGGCGCATTTAAAGCAACAGTCTTGGGTGCTGCCGGAAGCGGTGGCGGTAGTGCCGGAAATTTTGAATACATTGCTGGGTTTACAGGCGATGCGACAACTTCTAATTATTCGTTTACTAGTTTGCCGACAGATTACAAAACACTTCGTGTTGTAATACATGCAAGAGATACAGGTAATCAGTGGCGACCGATTATCAGAATTAATAATGATTCAGGTAGTTATTATCGGGTGTCGCAAATGATAGGTGACAACGCTAACTTCAGTGGTTCTGGTCAAACTTCTTTGTCTGGTGTCTATATGGGGATTGTTCCAAAGGGCAATCATCCTTATACAGCTACGATTGATTTCCCAGAATATAACAGTACGGGTATGGTTTGCCCTGTCTTGTTGCAGATTGCACAATCAACCCAAACTACTGGTAACGGGGAAGGCCCGTTAACAATTCAATCGGGTGCTTTATTTAATGGTTCAGCAGCTATCTCACAAATCAATCTCGTTGGAGCTAATGGTTACAACCTGTCAACAGGTTCGACTGTAAGTTTGTTTGGATTTAAGGACTCTTAATGGCTCTTGAATATATAGCTTCAACTGGCACTCCTTCTGGTTCGTTTTTGGAAATAGACAATATTCCAAATACTTACAACAGTTTGCAGATTACGGGAGCGATGAGTAATGACAGCACGACTGTCGCTGATTGCTATATGCGATTTAATGATGTTACGACTACGACTTACAACAGTATGTACGGTGGATGGAGAGATGGTTCCACTAGCAACTACAACATGACAAATAACGAAGCACATTTTGGTCGTGGACCGGATCAGGACATGAATGTTGGCTTTGTGTATGCGCCAGTTTATGTAGACATCTTTGCTTACCGTGGTGATCAACCCGGAAACTTAGGTTGGTTTTCTATTGCAAGTTACGCAAATGGCACTTCAGACGGCGTTTGCCAGTTTTACTCAGGCTGGTATTCCGAAGATGCAACGGCAGATTTAACAAAGATTCAGTTCATTACTTCGCAAGGCTCATGGGATGCTGACACTGTGTTCCATCTTTATGGGAGAACGACTTCGTAATGGCTGTTACTCACGAACATATTGCTACTGCTACGGCTCCCGGTGGTGGCGCTACTTCTTACATGGAAGTTACAGCAATCGACCAGACGTATGATGATCTTGAAGTCATTATTCAATCGAAAACTGATGCCTCCACGGGTGCTAGTACATGCAATCTGACCTTTAATGGTGCAGGTGGTACTGCTTATTCTCAAACACGTCTTCGCAAAAACGGCACTAGTATGTATGGCGGCATTTGGACTGGTGCATCAAGTTTTAGTGTGTCCTATGCTCTTGGTCCCGGTAATGGATCTCAAATGAGTGGTTGGTTGCGTCTTTATATTCCTCAGTATTCAAGTTCGCTTTCGGAGCATCCAGTGAACTGGTGGATGACTTCTTGGGACAGCACAACAGCAGGTGAAATGGCTTATACCGGTGGGCTGTACGAGGGAACTTCGGCGGAAACTATAACATCTATTAAATGGCTGACTTCTGGTTGGGCTATCGAAGGCGACTGCACAATGGCTGTGTACGGAATTAAAAATGCTTAGGAAAAATAATGGTTAATAAAATTGTTACTGTTAATGCGACAACAGGTGAAGAAACTATTCGAGATTTAACTGCAAATGAAATAGCAGAATTCGAAGCAGACCAAAAACGATGGGAAGAACTTCGCGCCGAAGAAGAAGCTGCGGCAGAAAAAACTGCTGCGGATAAAGCGTCAGGTAATGCCAAACTTAAAGATCTTGGTTTAACCGACGACGAGATCGCTGCACTTACCAGTTAAGGATTGTTATGCCGTTCGGAGCTTTCAAAGTAGCACTATTA